TTCACCTTCACTAAAAGAAGAATATGAGAAATCTTCATGTATTGGAGATTTAATAGTTTCATTAAACTCCTCATCCAAAGTAAAATTAATATAGAAATCCATTAATTGGAGATATCTATTTACTTGTTGATTAATAAAAGGTAAGTATTTTTTTATGATCTTTGTCTTAACTCCATCATCTTTGAGTAAAGAATAAGCAAAGTCGTAATGTAATACTTCATCTCTAACCGATGATAAGTCGGTCATTGTTTCTTTTAAGTTTGTTTTAAACTCAACTAGTTTCTCATTTTCAGTATTTCTGTTTTTAAGTCGTTCGGTAATAGTTTGAATTTCAGATTCCAATTCTCTGATCTGTCTCTGTTTAATAGAGATATGAGTGTTGTTTTGAGAAATATCATGGTTGAGTTCAGTAATCTCCTTAGATAAAGTATTAAAATGACGCTCTCGGTCTTGTTCGGTTTTGATAGATTTTTCAAGGTCTTCGAACCCTTTTTTTAATTCCCTCGCTTTAGTTTGAACGTCATTAATTTTATTTAACCGAAACGATTCTTCTATTGATTGGGTGCATGTAGGGCATGTTACATTATCACTAAAAAACTTGTGTTCCTTGGTTATGGTGGATACTTTTTGAGATAATTTACCTTTCAAATTGTTAAGTTTCAGTAACTTTTCACCAGCACCAGTTAATTCTTTTTGATCTTCTATAACCTTGTATACATTTTTTTCTAAACCTTCATTCTGAGTTGAAAGATCAACAATTTCATCATTTAGAGTATCTCTTTTTTTCTCATTTTCAGTAATATTATTTTTTCCCTGATCCTCCAGTTCCTTAATAAAACTTTTCTGCATTTGAATTTTATCTTTTACATTATCCTTTTTAAAAGTTAAAGACTTTATTTTTTCTCTTTGTACACGCATTTTTTCTTTTATTAAATGATTCATAGCAGAAAAAATACGAATATCTAATAAATCTTCAATTACATCTCTACGATTAGATCCAGATAATTGCATGAAAGGAACAAAAGTACTACTACCTAAAATAACAATTTGAGTAAATGACTTATAATTTACTTTTAAAATAGTCTCTTCTAGTATTTTCTGCATTGATCGATCATCAGCCTGTTTATTCATTACAGTGCCATCTACATCAATCTCAAATAGATTTGGTTTTATACCCCTTCTTACTAAGTACTCTCTACCATTTAAGTCAAATACAACCTCAACTAGACAGTCTCTTTCATTTGTGGCATTTATTAATTGTGATTTGTTTATCTTACGAAAAGGTTTATTAAACAAACTAAAGGTCAAGGCATCTAGCATCGTAGATTTACCAGCACCATTTGTACCAATAATTAAATTAGTATCACTGTGTTGAAAATTAATTTCAGTCCACTGATCTCCAGTAGATAGAAAGTTTTTCCATTTAATCGTTTTGAATATTATCATCCTTTGGAGGCACTACTATATCTTCAGGTGTAATTACAGCATACTTATAATTATATACCATACATGTCTTATACGCAAGGTCTTCATCAATTTCTATAACCTGCATCGGTTTTTCATACAATTCATTGTCTGCTAACATCAAAGCATATCGAGTTGCATCATCTTCCTCTTCAAACATAAACAATACTTTATCTCCCTGATGGTCTTGGACAGCATAAGCACCGTCGGTTTTTCTGTCTTTAAGTGTAAGAAGATACATTACTCTACCTCGCAAGCTTGTCTATAAAGATCTTGAAAAATGCCTTTTATAATATTTTTATCGTATTCAAACTCAGATTCATCGATATATCTATTTAATATAGATAAAGTATTCTCCTCTTCATCTATTTCGAAATTTTCATTTTCTTGAATAACAAAATTTTCAATTATTTTTAAGTCTTGTACGTTAGAAGAATATAATTTATCTATAAATTTCTCAAATTGCTTAGTATTTGTTTTTTTCCTAACAATTACTTTTACAAGTTTATTTGTATATTCAGTCGAATCAAACGTTTGATGGGGTGTGTCTTCATAATATATGTTATAAAATAATTTATAAGGATTGTTAATTGGAGTATGTGTAAGAGTTTCTGTATCAAAAATATGGAATCCTCTCTTATCATTTACATCATTCCAATACATCTCATATGGATTACCAAGATAATATATTTTACCATCTGTTGAACGAGTATGAAAGTGACCAGAGTAAACTTTTTCAAACTTACTAAAGATATTTACATCCATACCATCTTCCATCATATGACCACGAGTTGCTTTGAAACCATTTATTTCTAAATGACCCATTGCAATTTTACTCTTACTATTATCGATAAATTCTTTACTCTCTTTAAAATTTTCAGAATTTATCCAAGGTAAAAGTAATATGTCTAGTCCTCCAACAGTAATTTCAGTTGGATTTGAATAAGTGACTATATTATCATAATCCTTTAACAAAAGTTCTGGGGAGTTTACTTTGTTTGTATTTTTATAATAAGCATCATGATTTCCAGTAATCGCATGTACTTTATATTTTTTTAAAGGTTCAAATACAACTCTCTTAGACCATTCTAGACTTTGATAATCAATTGATTTTCGACTATCAAACATATCACCCATGTGAATTATGGTATCAATATTATTTTTTTCAAGATAGGGAAAGAAAATATTATCATAAAACTTTTTGAAATAACTATGAATATAGTCTGCTCCCTTACGAGCACCATAGTGTGTATCCGTAATAATTGCTATTTTCATCTATTGGAAGACTTATATTGTATATTATCTTTAATAGTGTTGTAATCTGAACTACTTCCTGCTAATGAACTATCGTCTACAGTCATAACCTCATCATATCCTGTTTTTTCAATGATCTTTGTTTTGATATCCAGTTGTTTTTTCTCTTTTTGAATTCTTCTAAGAAAAGCATAATGTATAATTTGTGTAAAATACGCAAATGGATTTTTAGACTTAGCGGGATCAAAGTTGTGAATGTATTGAACACAATTCTCAATTCCATCAGATATCATATCGTCACGGAACATGTAATTTACAAAGTTCGGTTTATATGATAAGTGTGTTGCTATCTTTAAAAAACACTCTCCAAGATAATTAGTGATACGTGGTTTTGGTAAATCATTCTCTTTTGCATGAGCAACTTTAGCTCGATAGACAATGAGTGCCTCCAAGAGTTCTTTATTATTTACATAGTGTTCAGACTTCTTTCTAGGCATAAATTTTACCTTGTCTTTACTATATTATATTATAACATATTTTTACAGCTTGACAAGTGTATGAAATATGTGTACAATAACCTTTGTAGAGGTTCAAGGGTTATAATAGCTTTAATTTTCTTTGTTGAGATTAAAGATCTTTTCCAAAGAACTTCTAGCTTCTTCTACGCTAGATATATAACCCATTTGATTAGAAATATCAACTTTACCTCCAAATTTGTACATATCGAGTGTGTCTTGATTATTTTCATTATCAATATCTTCAATATAATGTTTATAAACCTGTATTAATTTTTTATCATTTGTCTCTGTCATAGTAATAATTTTATCTAGTCTTACAGCAAACATATCATCATCAGTCATTTCCATCCAAGGAGTCACTTTGATAAATGATCCTTTCGGTGACTGAATCATATTCATGATGACAGGATGATGTAGAAGAAGAATTGGATCGTCTTCATTACTATCAGAACAAACCATAGAAAAGATTTCTTCTCCTGACACAAGTTTAATTATAGCGTAAAATTCATCTCCCATTAGTTCTTTAGAGGTATGTTTACTATATCATAATTAAAGTTTTCTTGGTTATAAACTTTAATTCTTTCAATCAGATGATTGAGAGTATAGTTCTTTTTCGATTTGTAACTGATGTCATCAGCAATATCATAGAGAGTTGCTTTTGTCTTATTATTCCCTTTTCTCAATACCCTACCAATCGATTGGAGGTTTCTAATTCTTGATTTTGATGGCGAGGCAAAGATGACATTATGAAGGTTTTTAATGTTAATTCCAGTTGAGAAGGTGCCGTAAGAGGCAATAATAATAGCATTGTTCTCTATTTCGGTAATTGACCGAACTTCTTCTCGGTCTTCAGTCGCTACACCACCGTGTACAAAGAATACCTGGCGTTGTTCTATGATATTACTATTTATTATTAAATTATATAAGGGTTCACCATGACCTTCAACTCTTGCGTATAGGATAAGAGTATTACCTTTTAGATCTAAAGCAAGATTTTTAATAAAATTATTTCGACGTTGATGAGTAATAATGTATTGTATTTCTTCTTCAAAGTTTTCAAATTTATTTGGTGGGTGTTTCAATAGTAATACATTTATATCCAATTTGGCAAGATGTCCTTTCTTCATCAATTCATTTGTTTTTACAACCTTATACGATGGACCAAACAAACCTTCTAATACCCACTTGTGAGTTTCAGTTCCATCTAAAGTTCCTGTAAAACCATATCTATATTTTGCATCAGCTAGTTTAGTCATGATTGATATGAGTGATTTAGACTTAAACTGATGTGCCTCATCACCAACTACCACAGAGAAACGATCAAAATACTTTCGAGGAAGTTTATAGATAGATTGCCAAGTTGTGATAATAACTTGAGAGTCTGTCTCTCTTTCTTTTCCAGCATATATTTTATGGCAGTATGATCCAACATCCCAACCATAGTCCGCAAAGTCTTTATACATTTGTTCTACAAGGGAAGTCGTTGGAACAACAATCAGAGTATTTTGCTTTTTTTCAACGTAATATCTCACAATCCCGTATATCATCAGCGACTTACCTGAAGCAGTTGGAGATATCAATAGTTTACGATTATATTTTAAGGCATCATATATTCCATCAATCTGATAATCTCTAGGTTTATACTTTGATATTGAAGTAACATAATCCTTTACACCCTCTTTTGATATTGTAGGATTTACTTCAAAGGGTAAACCGTAGTATTTACTTTCTTTAAATTCGTATGTATATTCGTGATCCTTACAAAATTGTATGACTCGATCTAGAAGTCCAACGTATATTTGACCATTCTGTATATTAAATAACCTTATCTTTCCGTCCCAAAATTTTTTTTTATATGCTGGTGAAAACTGAGCACCAGGCACTTCAAAAGTAAATTGATCTGCTAGTTCATAGTAAACATGTATCTCTGATTTAACGTAAAGATACACTTCATTCTTCTTTGAAATAACCAAATGAGACATAACTATAGAAATCACCTATAGTTATTTATCACCTTTATTTAATCACAATAATCTCCCTAGTTTAAATTTTTTCCGATACCACCAAGATTCTTGTGACACTTCTTTAACTGGTTTACGTTTAAGTAAATGATTTGGATATTTACCTTGAATCATAAAATGTTTTATTTCATTAAAATCAAAGACATAAAATTTTGATTCAGTTTTACCTTCAAACAAAAGTCTCATAATTCTATGTCTACCATCAAGCATCCTATACTTATTGTCATATGGATTTGGACAATTATAAGCAAT